GCGGCTTTACTATCTTCTTGTAGTCTCGTTGGAAAAACTTCTTTGTATTCCTCACTGTCCATTAAGTGTTTAGCCTTACGACCAAACCTTACAGCAAGTTCTCCGGTGTGAGTCGCTTGAATAATTTTTAATTTGGGGTTTTTACCTACCATCCACGCTGGTAACAAGTAACTTGCAAACTCTGACTTCGTGTGTCTTGGCGGCATGTTAATAATTAATCTATTAATTTTTTTATTTGCAAGGTCATTAAACTTTTGAGCAATGACTCTGTGATGTGCACCTTCTATAAATTCTGGCCAAACAGCTTTTGTAAATGCCATAAAGTCATCTTTTGCTTTTCTTTGAATTTTTTTTTCAGCATGCATAACCTTAAATCTTTTATACTGAGTACGAATTTCTGAAGGTAACTTATTTATATCTATATTTTGTTTCATAAAAAATTTTATAAAATTTTTTGCACCTTTTTACCAGTGAAGAAGTATTATACCACTCTTAACTGTCTAAAACAAGCAATACAACCCAGAGTAGTGGGACCCCTTTTTTTATAAAGGTGTATCGTTTATATAGTTGCAAAGTTAATTGGGATTGGGTGTGGTACCTCTATTGGATATAAATTATTTGTGTGTATGTGTAGGCCCGTTAGGGCCTACACAGAGAGAGTTAATCTAGTAGCACCATGTAAGCTGATGCATTGTGTTGCCTAAACCAATTAAGATGCTCACGCATAATCTTATAGTGCTTGTCTTTTGTATCTGGGTCAGCATGAAACTCAGCCATTGACTCAGCCACAAAGATAAGGTCATGTCTTCTAGCCTCTTCCTTAGTTAACATAACAGACTCACCATTGAACCTGTTCTTTCTTTCTTCTGTTTTATTGTCTGTATTTGTATTTGTCATATCTTGGACAATATAGGATAAGTCTAACATTGTCAACTTACTTTCTTCTCAATGGTCCATTGATTCCAACGCCTCTCGGTATCTTTGACAGGGTCCTTGATTGGTGTTTCTAGTGGCTCTCGTCTTGGCGCAATGGCGACTATTCTATCAATGTGTTCTTTAAAAAAATCAGTATAACAACCTTGACTACAGAAATATTTAAAAGGGGTAAAATATTGGTTGTAGTGTGGGTTGTCTTTTATCTTTCTAGTTCTCAATACTTTATTGCCTTTACTACCTCGCACTCGGTCCTGTGTTTTATGAGTATGGCAACTCGGACCATGGCACCATTTAAAATCACTCATTGCCCACTCCTAATCTATCTTTGAACTCTTTCTTCTTTGCAATCTTTTCAAGTTCTAATTCAAAACCATAATGAAAGATTTCTAAACTTTCATTACGATAGTTATGCCATGCCTTTTTGATTTCATCGTAATCAAATTGTGTTGAACTATTCATGATGTGGTAGTCCCCCCAACATTGAAACAAAACCACTAAAAGTAATTAACACTCCTAATGTGTGGTGTTCGCCTGCGTGTAAAAAAGTTATTACTCCTAACATCATTAATATAAATCCTGTTAGTACCATTAACAATCTTCCTATTATTTCGCCTGTCATTATTTTTTCTCTCTTTCTTTTGCTTGTTTAAATGCTCGGTCTAATCTAGCCTGTGCATTTTGGTTGTCAATAAAGTCTTGCGTATTTTTTGCTAGCCATATTCCAATAATTAAAATTAATGGAAATCCAAAACAAATTAAATATTCCATTAGTGCCTCACTTTCCAACTTGTAGTTGCTGTTCTATAACCATGACTATCTAAGTCATAATAAACATAATATGGCACACCTTTTTTAGATGTTCCATATCTGCTTTTTTCGTCGTGCTTACCTTGTCTTGTTATGTGCTTCTTATGTTTAGAAGCCCAATAAGTTATGTAAAATGTTTTAGTCATATTTATTTCTCTCTTTCTGTACCTATCCTACACCAAGTAGGATAGGTTTGTCAATAGCTTAATTTAAGCTATTTTCTGCCTGTTGTGTTTCGTACAATAGTCTAGCTTTAATCTTATCTGCTCTACTAGAATTCTTGTTCTTCATGCCTTTAATTCTTTCAGCAAGATTTTTAGGATTGTAGATTACAAGTCCTGTACTATTAGTTCTAATTATTTCTGCGTCAGTAATATTTAAACCAAGTTCAGTACAAAGTTCTAATGCTTCATCTAAATATTTATAACCTTTTAAACCAAGTTTAATTTCTTTCATCTGGTCTAAAACAGATTTAATCCATTTATGATGAGCAATAACAAATTGACTTTTTGCCTGTTTCCATTGTATTAGAAAATTAAATTCTAATTCATTACAAGCAATAGACCTATCTCTACAATAATCTCTACCAATTAAATCTAATTGGTATTTGTCATTCCATTGTTTGCCATAACCTTTGTCATCATTACCAAGATAAGAATTGTTGTTATCAACATATTTTGTTTTATGTGGGTTGTTATCTTTGCCCTCTTGTTCAATCAAAATATCTGGGTTGCAATCATCTTGTGCTTTTAGTTCATCTCTAAACAAAGCATAACCATATTCATTATCAGTTCTTGAATATGAAGAATTGCTTTCAGTATCTATTGAACCATTCAATCTAAAATCAAAATGCTTTTCAATTTGTGCCTGTTCCATTTTAAGATTATTGTCATAGTCCCTTGTTTCTTTCTCGCCCATATAATGAAAATGAAAGCAACTATCTTTTGCAATAGTAGAAACATTTTCAAACTTATCTTGTAGATATTGTGCCTTTGCTACATCATCTTCAGTATAATGTCGTCTAACTATTTTTTCTGCTATCTTCCACGCATTGTCATTTATGTCAATCTGATTAGCTTTCAGTTCGTCATACTTTTGTTTTTCTTGCGTGTCCTCTTGTTCAAGGTGTACCCTCATTCTATTTGCTATCTTGTTTCGGTATTCTTGGTTTAATCGTAGTCTAGTCATTTTTCCTCTTTCTTGATTATTTATTTTATTTTGCATAAATGTTTTTTAACACTTGACAATAGGATAGTCAAGCATTATATATGATTTGTTATTTAATGTTAATTATAAGTCCAGAAATTCTAGAAGACGGCACATTAAATAACACGGATTTTAGCGTTGGCCTGTAGGATAACAGCAACGCTACTGATCCCTGATCCACTGGGAAACCACAGAGAAAACTGTGCCGGTGGATCTGGGATCAGTTAATTTGCAAATTGCTGATTGGGAAATAGTGTAGGAACTGTGCGGGTAGCTGGTACTCCAGAGTACTCTGAGACAACTCAAACTGACGGAGGTTGAACAGTCCGCAATCACCTGCTGATCCCTGATCCATTAGAGATAGGAGATGTCCTATGCAAAATGCTAGCACTCTCTGATGGATCTGGGATCAGTGTGGGTTACCATGACTGCCACTTGCAGAAACTACGGTTTTTGGCACTGGTCATTGAGCAACGGTTGATTGCTTTGAGGGGGCGCACCCATCAACCACAAGCTACAAGCATCAAGCTTGACAATGGTTCAGGGATAGTATAGGATGTATTTAGAAAGGAATAAACTATGACAGACAATGACAAGAAACTACACCAGCTAACTGAAGGAGTTACCCGTATAGCAAACTATATGGAAGAGATCCTGCAGCTGGTAAGAGCGGATCAGGAGAGAACTAAAAAATATATGGAAGAAAAAAAAGATGAGTAGAAGACAAGGGTCCGAAAGTATTCGGGCCCTGGTTAACCACTGGCGCTGGCTAGTGGACCAGGGCCCAAGTTATAAGCTACAAGCTGCAAGCTGCAAGCGCCAAGCAGCAAGCTTGACAAGACAGAATTATAGGATTATAAAGGAAGTAGAAAGTAGGAATTATGAAAACAGATGAAGCATTAAAAATTATAGGAGGCAGCCTGAGCAAGCCTTCAAAGATGCCCGGCTGGTCAATAGGTTTACCTGCCAAAGAATGCAAAACTGGCGGCAAGCTGCAACAGGTGAAGGGCTCAGTATGCTTTGACTGTTACGCGCTCAAAGGTTGTTACGTCTTCAAGGTTGTTCAGGATGCACAGTACAGAAGACTCAAGGCCATCAAGGACCCAGCCTGGGTCACCGCAATGGCTCACTTGATCAACAGCAAAAAGCCGGATGTCTTCAGATGGCACGACTCAGGCGATGTACAAGATCTAGATCATTTAAATAAAATTTATGAGGTTTGCAGGTTAACACCTTCAAAGAAGCATTGGATGCC